ATTACTCAAGGTCAGGGTTGTAAGGATTAGCGTCAATGTTAAAGGATAAGATGTGAGGATAAACTTTTTGACGGCCATAAATCAAGGGTATCGGTGTTCCCTCTTTGATTGTATTCTTATCACCGTTAATAAATCGGCTTCGCTTATCCCCTTGTGTCGGGTCTGCTTTTGGCGACTTTTGCAGCAGTTGTAAGGCACCGCCAATAATAAGGTTAGCTCCGACACCGATTAAAAAAGATTTAAAAGCTCCTGCGGCCATATTAATACCGATAGGGCTGATAAAAACAAGCAATAAGATGCCAATTCCGATTTGAATGCCTCCTGCCTTTTTACCGCCCCCAGAGCCTTCAAAATAGGGGGATATTGTTAGTGTCGTTTTACTTTCGTTCAAATCTTCGGGGCAGCCGAGTTCTTTTATTTTAACGAGGTGGCTTACACCTTTTGGCAAATAGTTTTGAAGTTTTTCTAAAGCATCTCTCGCATTGAACGCCTCTATGCTGACAGGCTCACGCACAAACTTCGCTAAATACCCTGTTAAGACAATACTAACTAACATTGTCGTCACCCCTTAAAACCGCTTCATCGGTATCTATAAAGTAATAAGCTACCTCTTCACGGCCTACGATTATGTGTATCAATTTTGGCAGTCTTCTAAACAAGTGGTAATCGTCTGTTGATAAATTACAGCAGCCGCTAGGGTGTGTGTGCCACATAGCAACGGCATCGGCAGGAACATCGTCAATGGCGAAATGATTGGCAGGGTTGACGTGTTTGTTTTCGACCTCAACAATATTGTTGTTTTTATCGACAAACCCGCAGCGTTCTAGTTTTGGGTGCCAGTAAGATATTAGGGCTTTAAATATTTCCTGCATTTTGCTGCACCCGTAAACGTAGATGGGGGGGAAGTAAATCTAACAAGTTAGTCTTACCTATTCGCTTTATATTCATTGTACTTATTTCAGGGTGGCGAACAACAAGAGAAATACGTTGATACCATCGTTGGTCGAGAGACTCACATTTAGACATCTTTTCGTACAGATGATGGATAAAATAACCAGACCCAACATAAACCCCAACGTGGTTAACGGTCTTGCTGCCAAGAATAGAAAACAACAAACCATCACCTTTTTCTAAATATGAGATACCAGAAACGGGTAGAGAGCAGAAGCCCTCTTTGATAAAGTTACCCATAAGCAAGTCTAAACCTTCGTGGTCAAAACCAATGGGTCTAGCATAATTTCGCAGCGTTAAACCGTATTCTTCTTGGTAATATTGTCGGGCAAGGCCATAGCAGTCGTCTTTGCCATCTTTATAAGGTTTATTCAACAGTTCTAACAACATAAAAATTAACCCATACTGGTAACAGGGAAATCAGGCGAAATGTATTGCCTCGCAGGAAGCGTGTAACGCACACCGTCTAATACGCTTCTTAACTCAAAGTTTACACTGTCTCTGGTCAAGTTGACTATCTTTGCCAGTAACCACTTATTTCGTAAATAGCGGCTCTCGTCAGCCAGTAAATCAGCGCGTAAAACAAGGTAGCGGATAAGTTGAGCTTGTCTTAAAGTGCCGCCAACTAATAGTGAAGAAAACAACCCATTGGGGTTAGCCACTTGTAGTTTAGGTCGGCTTTGCTCACCTGTTGACTGGATGTTGTAACCACTGAATTGATGTGGAAAGTTTTCATACGTTACCCCCTGCCAAGTGATTGTTGGGTGATTCGTGAAAGCGATAAATGTGTTAGGTTGTAAGTAATCAGGAATAAACTTAAACAGCTCCACATACGGCTCAGGAGCTAGGCTCGTTGCCTCTACTTGATGTTTAGGGTCAGACGTAACGGGTAGCATCTTCGATTACCTCGACTAAAGTGACGGTAAAACTCTCAGTCCAACCGTTAGCGTTTTCGCGCAATTTAGGTATCTTCAACGGCTCTTTAAAGCGCACCTTAACTCTACCGTAAGTTGGATGTGGGTAATAGAAGCTATCGTCTAAGCCGTACCATTGGTAGAAGTTTTCTAAATGCTGCATACTTAACTGGTTATCATCACTGGTGTCAGCAATGATGCTATTACCTGTTTGACTATACCTTAAACCGTCAAAGTACAATGTAAAGATTCGTTCTTCTGGTTTAGCTCCACGTACTGTGTATTGATAGTTACCACCTAATTGAACTACCGTATCTTCTGAATTGTACTCGGTGCTGACTAGATGGTAAGGGTAATCAAAATCGGTGTGAGCATCCCAATAGTTTTGGTCGAGGTTTAAAAGAAAAGCAGGGCCTAATCTAAGTGGGGAGTCGAGAGCAGTATTATAAACTTCTGCAAGAGTAAACTGCACACCCTCTAAAGCGGCTTGACCGCCTTTGATGCCTTTGGGAACTTTAAGGGGTTCGGCAAAGCGAACTTTTAATGTTCCGTAAATTGGGTGGTCAAATAAAAACGTCTTAACGGTTTTGTGAATGTTATACATCCACTCTAACCAAGCAAAGTTAGTTGAGCGTTCGTAATCCGTCAACAGTTGCCCTTGACTGCCAAAATAGTATCGCATCACAGGCACAGTTACCGTGATTAAGCGAATATCAGTGTAGGGTTTAAGTGCGGCTCTGGGGGTGCTGTATTGATAGCTACCATCAAAGCTGAGGTTAGCGCGTGTTGACTTGTACTCTGTCTCAACATCAAAGCAAGTTAGGCTTATATTTTGGACAGGGTTTAACCTGACAAGGCTGTGGGCAATGCTATTCAACAAGGCTGGCCTCCCACGCATTCGTAGGGATTAAAAACACTGCCCCGTTTAGCATGGGGTAGTTAACCAATTGTCCTTTTAGAATAATCTCTTGACCTGTTGAGTCATTAACCACATAGACTTCGTTAATATCTGGCCATAGTGTGTCGGCTGTCCATTGTATTGGCTCGGCATTGGTAATGACAGGCGGATTGTGACCGTAAACTTTAAGGGTGACGTATTGGGCAGGGGCTAAGGCATTGATAACACCATTGTTAGCCACAACAACTTTGTGCTTGCCATCACTTAGTCTTGCTGTTTGAGTTAGCAGGGCTGTCAGCATTATTGTTTTTGAAAAGTTGGTAAAAGACATGGTGTTGGCTACCCCAATGGTATTGGCATTGGGGTTATTATAGCAGAGGTTAAGCGTGGAGTTTCAAAACTTCATTAACTAAGTCTGTGTTGTATTTACGCATGAAGATAAGTTGTAATTTCTCTTTGCGCTCCTCAAAACTCATATCTAATTCAAGAAACGATTGATTAAGATTTTGTAAGGCTAAAACCGCTTTAATCTGCATAGGACTTAGTGAATCACGCAAAGCTGATTCAGCTTCTAAACCCTGAGCCTCCTTAAACTTCTTAGCAGGTAAACCTAAAACAATGCGGTTAATCATATCGAAGTCATTTGAGTAAACATGACTTGGAGATTCCTTCCCTTGTCTAGCTCTTGCCTCTTGTAAGGCTCTCGCCATTTGTGGGGCTTCTAATCGCGCTTGTTTCCTATCTGCTTTTCTTTGTTGCTCTAAGTTTAAATTTTGTTCAAGCTCTTGCCAACGGTCAACAACAGCAGCGGTAAATTCGGGTGATAACCGAGCCACTAAAACTAGAGAATCTCTTTTATTTAATACCCACTGCTTATACTCATTACCTCTATGTTTAAAAATTGACTCCTGAATTTCAGGGGTTAAAATTTGAGCAGTTATCAAGCTTGAAATAACCTGCATTACGTTATCGTGACGCTTACCTGTTAAATCCGCAATCTCACGACTTGTCATCGTCACTTGGTTTAATACTAAATCTTTCATCATCTTAATCTCAAAAACAAAAAAGGCAACTTGCATAAGTTAGGTGGAAAAAGGGCTAAACACGAACCCTACTAACTAGCAAATTGCCTTTTTTGTGTGTTTACATTGTTTGTCGGTTCGTTTCCACACTAGTCGACAAACAGAGTATAGACTTATTTAAACATATAATCCAGAATCAAGCCAACCTCGTTATCAGTGGCTTTCTGACCCCAACGAGTCTCAGGAATACAAGGTAAGTTTTTGTCCATTTCCATTAACTCTACCAAGCCTTTGGGGTTGGTGTCGGCATTGAAAGCAAGATAGTTACGACCCATAGCCATTGAACTGTCAATGACGACATTATCAAAAATACCCTCCCCATCAATCATCAACTCGTATAAGTAATCCTTAGCTTTAAAGACATCTTCGCGGTGAACCGAGACGACTAATTCGTCATGCACTAAGGTCATTACTCGTGCGCGTAAACCTAACCGTGGAATATCTTTAAACATTGCTCGGTAAAGTTTCCGCTTGGCATAAGTTGCACAAAGCCCCTGAACCAAAGCGTTAACCGCTTGGTTTCCCGCTCTGGCTTGAATGCGTCTAACACATTGTCGGCCAAAGTCAGAGACACTTAAATGGTCAAATTTACCCTGCATCATTTCTGCCCATAAGCCTGTCGCCTCAAAACGATAACGGCGTAGGTGGTCGGGTAACTCAACGTAACCTTGACGTTTAACGGTATTGATTGTACCTACCCGCCATTCTTCGGCTTCGGCAAAACCCGCACGGTAAATGTCGCTCATCTGCCAAATCTTATTATCATCCCAACCTAAAGTTGCACCGACAGTGCGTAGAGAACCTGAATACCAGAAGCCAAAGTTGCTCGGCTTGCCGAGGTCAGTTCTAATTTGTTTGGCATTAGGCAGCTTTTTAAAGTCTTTGACTGACATCTCTGACATCAAAGCGGCTGTTTTAGTGTGTAAATCTCGGTGAGGGCGATGACCGTAAGCTTCAACGAAGTTAGTGTCATTGCTGTAACCACCGATAATAACTAATTCGATAGCACTAAAGTCGGGAGCAATAATGACAGAGTTATCGTCATCGGCTAAAAAGAAGGAACGGACAAACTTACTTTTACCGAACTTCGTTAATTGTTGCGGCGATGGGTTGCTTGTTGAAGTTCTTCGCGTGTCCAATAAGCTGCTAATGGTGGGGTACATCCGACCTGTGTCGGGGTCTATCAATTTAATGTAGTTGTTGATGTAGAGTTTGAGAGCTTGCTCAATGTCGCCCATAATGGCATAAATATCAATAATGTCTGCGGCTAGGCTTTTATTGTGTAACTTGCGTAATTTTAAACGGGCTTCACCATCAGATTGGATTTTCTTAGCTTCTACTTTTGCAGTTAACCCTAAAATATCAAAAAGGATGACTCGCATCGGCATATAGTGAGATAAGTTAATGGCCGCAGGTTCAATACCCGACCAGCCTTTGCCAACAGGTGAACGAACATGAAAGTTTACTAGCTCATAATCAGTAACCGAGTCAGGTACACTAATAAACTGTTTAATTAAGTCTAAATACTTTTGACGACCTTTATTGTACCACTTTTCATATTTAGATAACTGTTTACTAGCTTTATCAGGATATTGCTCTAGCACCTCACCCAATAGCATTTTCATTTTTCTTAACGCTGCCGCGTACTCGACCCGCTGTGATTCCCGCGCTTTGTAAATGGCCTCAACATCCACACGCATACCTGTCGCGTTCATTTGAGCGTAAACCCAACAGCAAGGATTTTCTTGCTCAAAGTAAGTTTTAACCGCCCCTGAGTTATTCTCAATTAACCACTGTAAAACCGTGTGATAAAGCTGAACACAGGTAATGGCATCGTCAGCACCGTAGGCAACAACTTCGGCACCCGTTAAACGACCCATGTGAGCTTTGCCGTTCAGCACTTCTTCAAACGTGGTTTGTGTGTAATTAAGCCAAGATTTACTGGCTTCCTTTAACTTGTAGCCCCAGTTGAAACCTTTAATAAACCCATTGTAAGAGTGAGCGGCATCACTGTCTTTGGCGCAAAACTTATTAACTAAGTCTTCTTGCTTCTCAGTGTCTCCCGTGGCGTAAGCCACTTTGATGTCGGGCAATAACTTATACAATCCCGTTAAAGGTGTATTAGCAAAAACACTTTTACTGTAAGTGTCAGAGTTGTAGGCAGTGACACAAAGAATCATGCTGTCTAAAACACGGCCATGAGGGAGTTTATAACCTACGTTTAAAGCCTTTTCCATCATCACGATTTCAAAAGCGGCATTGTGAATAACGTAGTAACCTTTGAAGGCATCTAAGAGGCATTGAACTTCGGGGAAACTTAAACGGTTCAACTCATCAGCATGAGCCAAGTTAAAGTAATAAGCAGTATCAGTGTCGTCAGGGTAAATACTGAAGCCTGTAACAGTGGTTCGGTTGGTGTCAAAAATTAGCTTTTTGCCGTGAGAAGCTCCGTCTTCATCGACTTTCATCAGGTCATTTAAACCTTGATGGCGGTCTTCATCATGGGTTTCAATGTCAAAACCCATAAGGGTTGCTGCTGATACCTTAGCAAGAAGATGAGGTTGAAGGCTTAACCAGTTAGTTCTGTCAACAAGCACACGTTTAATTGAGTCAATTGGTCGCATAGTGGTCACACCCAGTAATATTTGGTCATTGTTTGGCGGTATTCAACAGGGTCATTGGCACCGATGTCGGAGTCCAATGTTAATACCCGATGTAAGTCTATCGGTAAAAAGCCTACGATTGTGTAGAAGTCTCGTAACAAAGGTACATTGTTTTCGACCCAAGTGGCTTTGGCTTCGGTCAAATAGCTTGCGGGGTAAGTATCAGTCTCACCTTTTAAAAGTTGCCGCCATTGGTTTTTATCGCCTTCCGTGAGTTTTAACCACCAAGCGTTACCCAACTTAGGGATACCTGTGATATTGTCACTGGAATCGCCAACAAGGGTTTTGTACAAGCGAATATCTTGGGGCGCGACATGAACAAGTTTCTTACTACGGTCAGTGATAGTGATATAGTCATTTAACAAGGCTTGAAAGTCAGCATCGTTACTGTGAATCAAAACCTGTTTCTGTTGTTGGCCAAAGTAAATGGCTAAGGCAGCAATCACGTCATCGGCCTCATAACCGTCAACTTGAATGATGATGGCGTTATAGCAGAACGGTAATAACTCAGTGCGTATCGTTGACAGGTAAGTGAAGAAACCATTATCAACGGGTGTTTGTGTGTCGCGCTTCGCTTTGTAGTTTGGGTAAATGGCTTTGCGCTTGGCAGTACCGAACTTGCCGTCAAAGACGTAGAAAGTAGGGTCAAGGTTCATTTGCGGTGCAAGCTGCGACACCGCTTTACCTGCCTCGAAACCGCGTCTGAAATAGTTATTGGCATCGACAATGTTAATGGTCATTTTTGTGGTTCCTTAAACTTTAGAGATGACTTCTTTTAAATGTTCGTAATTACGAATCATTCCTAAGCGAAGATAATTACAAAGTTCTTTTTCTAACTTTGCTCTTTTTTCCAACTGGGGGAATGATGCCGTATTCCAAGTGTCATCAGGGGAGAGTATTTTAGCTTTAAGCTGCTTGGCAACCTGAATAAAAATACCTGTGTTATCCTTATCTCCCCGTTCAGGGAGGTAAGCGTCAATGGCCATATTTAAGTTGATGAACTCGTCACCACCATCCTCGCGCCATTGGAGGATTTTATTGTTTATAAAAGTATCGTAAAGTTCTAACTTAAAATCCGCGTCTAACCAAGCGGCGGCATCTAAGAGTAGGTATAAATGAACCCAAGTACCGCCTCCAGTGCCGCGTTTGGTTCTAATAAAAGGGTTATTTTTGGTAATATCAGATATTTTTGTGCGTCCCTTCGCGTCTGTCTCTAATAGTGGAAATTCCCCTATATCATTTTGAGGGTTAAACTTGCGGTTTAAAGCCAAGAATAATTCTCTCGTCTGAGAAGAACTTAACCAGTCTTTTTGGTCTAAAGGTGTTAAACCCTTTAACGCTCTTAAACCATTACCGTAGTCCCAAAGAGCATTGAGATGACCCATCATTGTTTTATGTTCGATTGGTTGGGTGTATTGACCGATAGTGACTTGCATTAGTTGATTGGTTTTCATAACCTGTTACCTATTTAGTGAATTGAATAGGTAATGTATATTTTATTTTATGTAATAGCAATATATTTGTTATTAGTTTATTTAACTAAATCCGTGCTTAGCACGGATTTATAAAGGTGTGGTTTAAGGTTTTTAAGTAGTACCCTAAAACAAAAAGCAGCCGAAGCTGCTTTTTGTTAAGGTTTAAAACCTAATTATTCACCACCATGCTCGAAGTATTCGCCAACTAATTCAAAAGTTGGGATACCCCAGTTACGGTAGCCTTTTTTCTCACCGACTCTATAGCCGAGAATGACTTCGACTTTTTTGCCATTAAGACCTGAGCGAATCACTTCTTGGTACAACTTGACCCAATTGGTGATGCCAGTACGGGTGAACGTCAAACCTAAAGTTACACCTGCTTTCAGATTTTGCGTGTCTTGTGCTAATTCCATACCGACTTTCACGGTTTGGAATGGTGTTGCTCTAGGGTCAACAGCACGAGCAGTGGCAACGGCATTAGCCCAAGAATCACCTTTGGTGCTTGTGACACCATCGTAAGATTCAGCGTATTGTACGGGGTCGCCGTAAGATACAGTGTATAAGGGTTTGAAACCGAAACCTTCGGTCATGTCGATGATGACGCGGGCAGTATCAACAGCTTGTTTAGCAGTGGCATCTTTGCTTAACAACAGACCGTTTTCGCTGACCTTAACAAAATGGTCAACGGCAAAACCTTGCTGCATCAATGCTGCCATTGAGGGGGCTGCTGTTGATGTTTGTGGTAATGCTACTGCTTGTGTAGCTGTGGCTGGGATTACGTTGGCGTTGTTGTTTGCGTTGGCTTGAGCGGCGGCAATGGCTTGTTCAGGTGTCATAATCTTTTACTCTTAATCGTTAAATGTTAGCGTTAGCTGTTAGTGTTTATCTTCTGCGTTTCCGCTTCCGATGTGTGTATATTATCGAAAGCACATAACTTTGAAAAGTCCTTTAATGTTACATTGTGTAAACGGTATTAACTTTCTAAGCGGTGAACTTCCTCAGTTAAAGCTTTTAAATGTTTACGATTAAACAAGGTCTTCAACTGTTCTTTACGCTCTTCAAAAGAGTAACCTAAATCAATAAAGGTTTTATTGGCTCTTTCTAAATCTGCGAAAGCTGCTAACTCTAAATTTGTTAGAGTGTCTCGAAGGCTTTTATCCTCTAAAAGACTATGATGTTCTTTATACTGTTTTGAAGTCATACCCAACACTATTCGATTCAACATATCAGCTTCATTAGAATAATGAAAATGCTTTGTTTCTTTCCCTAGTTCCTCTCTGGATTGACGTAAAGCCTCCTGCATAGGTTTATATTCGACACGGGCATCATGCCTAACAACCAACTTGGAAGCAGCAGTAACTTTTTGAGCAACTAACTCATCATAAGCTCGAATAACTTGTAAGTGAAAACGAGGGCTAATCCACATAGCATAAGCATAGACAAGTTCTTTAACAACGAAAGTACCCTGATTTTTACCCTTGCCCAACACGGTTTTTACAGGTTCAATTAAGCTACCCGATTTTTGGGTGGCTTGTAACTCTTGCACAAGCTCTGTAGTTTTTGTACTTGCTAAAAACTTGGCGGGTTCTGTGGTACGTTCATTTGCACCGTTAGCTACGGAAGCTTTGTGTAAATCGTTTAAGCAGTAGCGACCTTCGGCATCTTGGCGAATAGTGATTTTAGTTAAGGTTAAAGCGTTCATAATCTTCAAGTCTCAGAAACAAAAAAGTCGTATTATCATAAGCTAGGTAGCGGAGGGTCTAAACACAAAACCCAACTAGCAAAGATAAAACGACTTTTCTGTGTGTTTAATATTACCTGAAACTTCACCGCTACAGTATTTTTCAAGTGTTAATTATTGTAAACCCTTTCGGGTTTACAATCAAATAGCTTTTAGATTTCCCCAGTAATAACGGCTTTAATCAACTTCTTCGTTGCTCCACCTCTTAAAATATCGTCTTGCAAGGCTACTACAACATCTTGTTGGCTCATCTGTCTTTGTTGCTCTGGTGATACCACATAGACGTTCACGGGTGGCGAAGACTTCATTACGTTCTGCACCATTGGTTTAGAACCACCTAAGTTAGCTGCGCCTTGTTTGAGGCTACCTGTGGTGACGTTGTTAAGGTTCTGCATAAAATCAGTACCTAAAGCCTGTACCGCCGAGCGTTGAACAACATACTCATTGGGTTGCAAGAGGGCAGCTACGCTATCTCTGCCAATGTTAGTGCCACCCACTTCGCCGCCTCTGGCAAAGTGTTTAACACCAGAGGTGGTGATGAGGCCGCCTGTAGCTGCGAAAGAGGTTTTCGGAGGTCCCATTCCCAAGTTGATTTCACCTGAGCCGCCAAACATACCCCCCAAACCATTCAGTAGGAAACCCATGAATTGTTGGGCAATACGGTCACTGACAACTTTAGCCATACTTTGTAAAACACTTTGGCCTAGACTGCGGAAAGCCTCTTTTACATCGTCAGTGTTTTGAATAACGCCACTTGCCCAATCAGAGAAGATACTTGATAACCCTGATGTCATCGACTGTACACCCGAAGACATTGTTGTGTCCAAGAGGTCATACTTATCAATTAAGGCTTGAAGATTGTCCTTGAGGTTTTCAATCGTGTTGTTGCGGGTCTCTATGTCTTGAGTTAGTCTCTCCTCAGCCTCACGGTGATACTCGATAGCATCTTTGTTGCGTTGCAGGGCTTCTTCGGCAAGTTTTAATTCCTCTGGATGCTTATCGGCTCTGGCATCAGCAGCAATGTTGTTTAACCGTGTTACTTCTGCCTCAAGCGTTATCTGTTCAGCTTTTAACTTGTTATATTCTTCAATACCCAAGTTTTGTTTACGCTGTTGCAAGTCAAACAAGATGGCCGTTTCTAAAGCTAACTTCTCTTGCACTTGTTTCTTCTGCAAGCTCTCATTGTCAAAACGAGCGGCTTGACGAGAGAAAGCCCCTTTAGCTTGACCGAAAACAGAATACTCTTGGCTAACGCCTGTGGCGTTGGCTTTAGCTTGAGCATCTTTCTTGTCATCAGTGTTTAGTTGGTCAAACATATTGCCTGTTGTTAAAGGACGATATGTTTTAGCCGTTGCTTGGAAACGCTCGGCTTCTTGTCGTGCTTCTAAGGTCTTCTCTTGGTTCTTTATACCTTTATAGAAGTCCTCAAGGTCTTTCTTCTTAGCGTCAAGGCGAGCTTTATCAGCAGTGTTAAGGTTGGTGTTGGCAGCGGCGTTGGCGTTGTCAGTAATCCCTTTTCGGTAACTCTCCCTCTCAATAGCTCTTTTAGCAGCCTCAGAAACCCGTGAACGCCCAATAGCTTCGATAGCTAAGGATTCTTCTGGGTTATCTAGTAGTTTTAAGGCGTTTATGCGGTCTTCAACTCTCTGTTGAGCTACTAATTTATCCTCGTAAACACGGTAGAGTTTTTCTTCGCTGTTTAACCCTGTTGTTTTTAAAACAGCGGTTTTAGCAGTGGCAACAGCATCTTTTGCTGCTTCTAACTCGTAACCAAGTCTTTGTAATTGTAATTTACGCGCTTTAGCGTCTAAATCTGCTCCGAACTTACGGAAGTCATGTTGTTCTGTTTTAAGTGTTGCAATTTGGTCTTCTAAAATACGAATGACATGGTCATCAGCTTTGTTAGCTTTTGCAAGGTCTTTCTGAGCTTCTAAACCCTTAATCAAAGTATCACTATCTTTTTTAGCTTTTTCAGCTATAGTCCTCTGACGTTTTAACTGTTCTACATAGTTAATACCTTTGGTATTCGATACAGTTTCTAAACCTTCTCGATAGGTTTTAGATATGTTCTGCATTTTTGTACCCTCACCAGTCACGGAGTAAAAACTGAGGTTCATATCAAGTTTATCTTGGTCTTGTTTAAGATTCTTCTCAGTTTTACTAATCTCATCAGAGGTGTTTAGGATTGTCTTAGTGTCTTGATATTGAGTTACTAACCCTGTCACAACCTCCTCAATTAAGCGTCTTTGAGTTGGGGAAAGCTTATCTTTTGGAGCTTTAGCTAGAGCGGCTTGAATATCCTTGTTAATCTCTGCGGGGCTAAATAAAGTAGGCGGTAAAATTTCACCCTTCTCCTGTGTTGCTAATAAACCCTCCATATACTTTATGATTAAACCTCGTACAGCAGGTTGGGAAGCGATAGCAGCCTCCCTCTGCGTCATGCTGCCAAGATACCGTCCTCTGTTTTCCAGCTTGGTTGCGCTGGTAGCCTCTGCAAAACTCTTTAAACCCTCTCTTGTTACAGTGTAGGCTGAACCTCCGAAATCTCTGCCCGCTAAAGTTGCCTTTTGAGACCTATCATCAGCAGCCTCTCGCTCATCTGATAGACGCTTAATCTTTGCCGCGGCTTCTTCATCAAGTTTAGTCTTGTACTCCTTAGCCATCTCAGTCCGCAACTCACTCATTTTGTTAATTAAATTGTCGATACTGATGTTTGCAACATCGTCAATCTTTAAACCAAATTCAGCAAATTGAGCCATTAAGCTTTTAGCGGCTGCTTCTGTTTGTCTGCTATCAGTCTTTAAAACCCCATAACGGTTAACGAGATTTTTTATAGCTTCGTCAACATTGTGCATAGTTCCTTCGGCAGACTGTAAAGAAGCTTTTAATTCATTGTGAAGCCCCTTAGACTTATCTAACTCTGTATTTAATCGTTTAGCTTCACTATTATAGGAAACCCAAGAAGCAATACCTGTGATAAGTGCCGCTGTTAAACCTATAACTCCATACCTAGTTAAGGTTAAGGCTCCCCCTACCGTTGTAAGGGCTAAGGTTGTACTGATAAGTCCAGCAACTAATCTGGCGAACCAAGCTATAGTTACACCTACAGTTAAAGCTGCAAAAGCTCCTGTTAAGAGTTTAACAACCCCTACACCCTCCTCCGTATTTTCCATTGCATGAGCCATTCCTTTTGTCATGTCCCGAAGTAAGCTTAATACAGGTTTCAAAGCCTCAGCAGATAAGATACCCAAGTTAGATTTTAAATGGTCGATTTGGACGGCAAAAGATTCCATTTGGACGTTGTTGGCTTCAAAGGCAGCATTAGTATCAGCAAGTTCTTCTTGTAAATCATGGAAGTCGGTTAAGTTACCTGATAAGGCTGAGAAAGCAGCAGCAGAACGGACCTCGAAAGTCTCGAAGGCATCAGCAGAGCTAAATCCAGCATTGCGTAGATTGCGTAAAACACCCTCTAAGCCTTGTGAACGAAAACTCACTTGGTCTAAGGTGATGCCTAAAGTCTCTAAGCGTTTTGTCAATTTCTCATTTGGCTTTTGCAAATCAATAAACATCTGACGTAAACCAGTACCGAGGGTACTACCGCTACGGATACCCGCGTTTGCTGTAGCACCCAAAGCGGCGGTTAATTCCTCAAAACTTACGCCTGAGTCACTGGCGATGTTACCTGCATACTGCAAACCTAAGGCCATTTTGTTGATGTCTAATTTAGACTCGTTCAAAGCCGCTGTTAATTGGTTAACAATGGTGTCGGTCTCAGTCGCGCTTTTGTTGAAGATAGATAGAACAGATGTAACAACGTCAACGGACTTGGCTAAGTCAGTGCCAGTGGCTTGAGCTAAGGTAATAATACCTTTCATAGACGCGCCGATTTCTTGAATACTTAAACCTGCTTGGGCAAGCATAACGGCAGTCTCACCAACCTCGGAAGCACTAAATTTACTGGCTTGGGCAACATTGATAAGGTTGACCTTCATCGTGGCCATTTCGTAGTTAGTGGAAGCGGAAATGGCTTGCAGATTACGAAAGGCTTTATCTAGTTGAATGGCTGAGTCAAAAGCTCCTGAGAAGATAGAACTTAAACCCCCAAGCACTTGGCTTCGCATCATAAAGCCAGCTTGGACGATAGCCATTGACGCGCCGCCGTCACCCTCTAAGTGGGTGAGTTGGTTTAGTCTGCGTTCATTTTGACGGGCAGCGTCTTGGCGGTGAGCTTGAGCTGTTAGTAGGTGGTCACGGGATTTAGCTTGGTCTAATAGTTTTTGTTCATTAATGAGCTGCTCGTGAGTGAGTTGGTTATTACGCATACGATGAGCAATAACTTTACGAGCAATATCTAACTCATGCTTATCTAAACCTGCTAAGTCAGCAGGGCTGGCATACTTACCTGCTTTAGCTAAATTAGCAATGTTTTGATTGCCTTGAGCGAGTTTACGCTCAATGCCTTCACGTTGTTTGATAACTTCTAAATATTTCTCAGCTTCTAAGCGTTCTTGACCTTTCAACTTACCTGTTTGAATGCCGAAGTTTAACGTGTCTTTAGCAAACTTTAACTCGTGCGGTTTTAAATCTGCAATTTGTTGCTCAGTCTTAAAACGACCATCGAGTAAGGCAGTAGCTTTGGCTTCGTTATCTAAAGCGCGTTGAGCAGCTTTGTCTGCTGCCGTTTGGCGGTTCTTAGCAATGGTGTCGGCGTTGTTGATTTTTAAATCTTGAGCCTGCCTATTAAGGTCTGAGATTTCTTTGGGGGTGCTTACGCTTTTAATCTTCTCGGCTATTTGAGCTTTAATACCTTCCGCAAAGGGTAAAACTGTGGATTTTGGGTCGGCTTTAAACTCGGCTGCAATTCGTGTAGCAAGTTGACGTTGAAGAATTTTCAACTGTCTCACATCATCAGTAGCTCGCATTTCCGATTTGATGCGACTCAGTTGATTTTCGGAACGTATCTTAGCTAGAGCTTCTTTCTTTTTTTCCTCAGCTTCTAATTGTTTAAGAATCTGTAAGCGACCTCTCAAAAGTTCTTGATAGGCTTTCTCTTGGTCGTACTCTTTACTACCAAAGGGGGCTTTTGTTTTGTGACCCATAACTTCGGAGGCTTTCAACTGCTCCTGAATTTGGGCTTTAGTTGCAGTTGCAATGCTGGTGGCATTTAATCTGTTAGTTAAAACTTGTTCTGCTTTTGTTTCTTCAAGGCCCTTAGCAACTTGATAAGGTGATTGAGGCGTAAACTTCTTAGCTGCCGCCTTTTTCACATTTATTAAACCCTCGTGCAAGTCCACAAGGGTTTTCCTATCCGCCCCTGTGTTAGTCGCATGAGTTAACTGCTTCCGTAATTGGGCGATGGCATGGTTAACTTCGGCCTGTTCAAATTTTCCTGCGGCAATCTTTTGAACAATGTCTGAGGCTTTTAAGTCAACTTTGGGGGCGGTTTCAGCTTTTATTCTGTTCGAGACTTGCTTGCTAAACTCTTTAACCTGTGGAGTTTCAATATACCCTGCTTTTAACTTTTCAGCATTCATGGCTCTTTCAAAAGCTCGAAGCTGAGTTAAGTCACTTTTAGCAATCTGACTTTTTAAATCTACTTTATTAAGTTTTCCTTCAACAGCTTCTCTAGCATATCTCTTAGCTAGGACTTGTTGTTCCACACGTTCTTGCAGTTTCTTCCTGTTCTGAGTTTCCCTTTCCAGTTTTATACCTTCCTCTAAAGACTTAATATGTTTACTCGCAAGAGTCTTTAAGGTTTTATCTGTTGCGTGTCCTGCTTGTTGACGTTGCTCAAGCCCTTTGTTAATAGCTTTTAAATATTCTAGGTTCTTACTTTGTTCTTTAATTTCATCTTTAGTTAAAATGCCTAGATAAGCTTTATTTTGCAATTGCTTCTTAGTTAGCTCTGCTTCCTGACGTTGAAGTTTTAAACCCTCCTCTAAGCCTGTGTGGTAGGCTTTCTTAGTGACAACATCTTGAGGCGCAACTTTTTGACCTCCAGCTTGTAAAGTATTTATGGAGTGTCTTAAAGACTCTATCTCCGTTAAAGCCCCTTTTAGACCTTTAATCTCAGGTAGAGTTATATTCCCTAAATCTTTTTTAATGTCTCCTATTATTTTTTCTAATTTTTTTAAGTTCTCAATCTCCCTAGCATACCCCGTGGAAGTATAACTAATATCCACTTGGGGTTGAGTATTGTTGCCGCCACCTTGAGTCGCCATATTACTTACCTGCTAAAAAGACCTTTGAACATTTGAACAGCTTGTGCGCTGGTTGTTGCCTGATTCTGAGGCTTCACTTCGGTTTTAGAAACCGATTTGTCTTTATCGCCTCCGCCTAAAGCTTGGGAGGCAACAGCGGCGAAAGCCTCATAAGCCTGTACCGCTTCAAGTTGCTTTCCTGCAACTTTGAAGCGGAGGGCTTGGTTAATGTCTTCAAGTGTGTTTGACCAGTAAACTAATCTTACTTCACTCAAAGGAGCATTATACGTCCAAGCGACTGCTTGAGCAAAACTTAAACTTTCGTACCACTTGATAAAGGCTCTAAACTCGACTCCACCCCTTTTTGATATTCCACTGCTATCCGAGTCATTGATT